ACAACGGTGTCGTTCTCTACGAGAGCGAGTTCATTCCGCGCAATGGGGATGTGACCACCGGGCTCATGCTCGGCAAGTGCGCCGGCACGATTGCCTTCGGCAATGCGTGGGAGTCGATGAGCCGAGGGACGACCGATGGTTCGTTCTTCAAGCTGATCGAGGAAGAGCGCGACTACAAGCACCGCAAGGGCATTGCGGCGACGGCGTGTCTCGGGTTCAAGCGTTCGATCTTCAACAGTCAGGCGTTCGGTGTGATGGGCATTCGATCCACCGAAACGGCTCCGGCGTAAGGGAGTAATCAACCATGAGTTTCATCACTCCCGTTCGTGAAAGCAGCTCGCCGTACCAGTGGGGGACCATCCGATGGCAGCCCACGACCCTGACGGGCACTTTCGATGAGGTCGTGTTCCCGCTCCCGTCCGGCACGGTGGTTCTCGACGTGTTCATGGTCTGCCTCCGTGGTGACACGGGCGCGACCACCACGACGATCGACCTCGAGCTCAACACGGCAGGCGGTACGGCCATCCTCACGGGTGCGTCGGACAACGCGGGTACGGCTGGCTTGACGACTTGGTTTGCCTCCGAAGCGGCTCGAAAGACCGCCGTGGATGCGATCAATGCGGCGACGCTGGCTGGGACCTACGTCGGCCTCAACATCGAGACGACCGTTTCCGGCACCTACACCGTGGCTCCGATCATGGAGATTCACGTCCTGTACGGCCGGACCGACGCCTGATCGCTGCAGGGTGAGACGGGGGGTCGGGTCTGGCGGCCCGATCCCCCTGACATCCGGGGACCTGAATGAACGTCGAGACGATGCGCGTCCGGTTCCGAACGATCGCCGCAGGGCTGGCCGATAGCCTGTCCGATGGCGAGATCGACGCTTTCCTGAATCGCGCCTACCAATTCGACATCCCCGCTGCGATCGACGGCGAGATCAGCGAGACGACGTGGGACCTGACCACCTCGATCGGCGTGGATGAGTACGCCTACCCGTCGAACGTCATCGCGCCGCGCGAGAATGCGTGGATCACCGACGCGAACTCGAGCATCCCGCTGTGGGTCACCTCGAACCCCGTGGTCTTCGAGGATCGGTGGGCCGACCCGACCGGGGCAGCGCCGGCAAGGCCGATCGCGGTGCTGTTCTACGGCCGCGTGGCGCGTTTCTCTCCCGTCCCTGACGCGGCGTACACCATCGAGATCCCTGCGCGTGGCGGGCCTGCTACGGCGCTGACGGATGGGTCCGTGATCGCGAACGACACGCACGCCATGTGCGTCGTCCACGCGGCGCTGTCTGAGTTTTTCACCGAGATCGAGGCGGGCGAGCTGTTCGCCACCAACTCGGCTGCGGTCGAGCGGTACGCCTCTCGGCTCATGACCATTTCGCGCGCCCGGCCCAAGTCGCGCACTCCGGCGAGGTCTTTCTAATGGCTTGGGACAAGAATCTGCCCAATGGCAGCGCCAACATTGCGCAGGGCGACAACGCGATCCGCGACAACAATCAGGCCATCGAGACGGCACTCGGCCAGGAGCACGAGTTCTCGACCGGCGGAACCAACGGCGGCCGTCACAAGTTCGGCTCCGGTAACGCGGCGGCGCAGTCGGCGATCACCAACTGGCAGGCGGGTTCGCTCTACTTCCGCACCGATGTCCGATCGGGCAAGATCGTGCTTCAGCGGTACTCAGGATCGGCATGGGTCGACATCGACGTGTCGCAGTCCTCGCTGCCCCGGGTCAACGAGCAGAGCCCCTACACGGTCACCCAGTGGGGTACGTGGGCCAGCGTCACGCCTGGCGCTGGATCGCCTGATACGCTCGCGATCGACCTTGCGCTGTCGCCGTACAAGTACGCGACGATCGTCGGCGACACGATCATCTCGAACCCCACGAACGCGCTCGCGAGCAACGGCACGACCTGTCTGCTGTTCCTCACGATGAGCGGGGCGGGGCACGTCATCACGTGGGGCAACAACTACCGGACCCCGGGTGGGGTGACGCCGGCCATTTCGGCCGGATCGGGCGCGAAGACGCTCGTCTACATCCAGTCGTGCCAGGACGGGACCTACGCGGTAACGACCCTGCCCGGCTTGGCGGCAATCTAGCCGTGCCGGTCCCCGGGCTGGTCCCGAACATCCAAGGGAACACGCTCTCGATCACGTATCGAGCGAGCGTGAATGACGTGGATCTGTTCGAGGATGTCGGCTCGCCTGAGTATCCGGTGCATGTCTCGGTGCTGATTGAGGATGGCGTCACGATCGGGGCTGACGTGAACGAGGGCAGCGCGTCGGCTGTTCCGGCCTTCAACATCGTGAACTTCCCGGCCGGGTCGACCGTCTTCCTGATGAACCGGGGCAAGATCCTCGGCGCGGGCGGCATCGGCGGCAATGGCGACCGAGGCCGGCGAGACACCTCGAACGGCAACACGTTCGTGGGCGGCGGCGGCGGTGGCGGTGCGGGCTCGAGCTCGCAGGGCGGGCTTCACGGCGTTGCCGGATCGACGACGGCCGACGACGGGGCGGCGGGCACGACCACTCTCGGCGGTGCTGCCGGTGCCAACGACACGAGCGCAGGCGAGGGCGGCTACACCCGAGGCGCAGCCGCGCAGTATGGCGGCGCTGCGATCTTCTGCCGTAACGCAAACCTCGTCATCGACAACACGTCGGGCGAGATCATTGCGGGCGGCAACGGCGGCGAAGGCGGCTACCAGGACGGCGGACTGCCGGCTGGCGAAGTCGACGCCGAGGACGGAGACGACCTCCCGTCGAGCGTCACGCTGTCGACGGAGAGTGGTCTCGAGCCCGCCGCCGTCTACCTCGTCAACGCATTCGGCGAGTCCGGCTATACGCTGACGTGGATTGCGGGCGACACCTATCCGAGCGTCGCGGGCTACGTGCGGGAGGTGGCCTGATGCCGCACGAGCCGTTCCCGATCGCCGACTTCCAGGCGGGCCAGTTCTCCGGCAAAGAGCCGTGGCTGTCGCCGGCTGCGGCATTCCAGACGCTGACCGACGGACGCATCTACCGCGGGCGCCTCGAGAAGCGCCGCGGCTACTCGCGTCTGTCGGAGCTGGGCTCGGCGGCTTCGACGGTCAACGGGACGGGATCGGGCGCTAACTCGAACGCCAACTATCTGGTCACTCACTCGGTGACGCCGGAAGGGCTGTTTACCAATATCATCCCGGAGACAGTCGTGTTTGCGTGGCCCGACGCCAGCGCCGGGACCTTGCAGGCCAGACTCGACCTGTCTCAGTACCCGCTCGATCTGACCGACACGACGGCGCCTTTGATCGACGTGGTGGACGCATCGACCGGCGCCACGGTGATCGGCTTCTACCTGATCGTCGGCGGCGGGTTCAATGTCGATTGGGCGCTGCATCCGTCGTACACCGGTCCCGGCGCGAACCGAGGGACGCTCAACTACTTCGCCCCGGCCGGTGATCCGGTGACGGGCGTGGCTTCGTTCACGGACGCAGACGGCGCCGAGTCGCTGCTGGCATTCGACGAGAACTCGATCTACGTCCTCGACAACACGACGCAGACCTTCAAAGAGGATGCGTCCGCTGTGACCCTCACGGGTTCCGCTACGGACTATGTGTGGTCGTGGCCGTTCGACGACTATCTGATGTTCACGAACAACGTGGACCCGGTGTACAAGTTCACGCCCGGCGGCGCTCCGACCATCGAAGAGATCGACACCGAGTTCGACTCCGGGTCCGCCGGCAACGACCTCGACACGTGCCTACTGGTCATGCGCTACAAGGGCCGGGCGATCTTCTTCAACACGAAGGAGAACGGGACCCGCTACCCGCGTCGAGCGCGGTGGAGCCTGTCGGGCGCCTTCGAGTCGCACGATACGACGGGCCTCGCGTTTGCCGACGCGCCGTCCCACCTCGGCGCGATCGTCACGGGCCAGATGATCGCCGATCGGATCTACATCGGCTTTGAGCAAGGGTGGATGGAACTCGTCGACACGAACGAGTCGACCCAGCCCTTTCGGTGGGAGGTCACGACGGCGCGGCGCGGTGCGGTGGCGAAGATGGGCGCCGTCCCCGACAGCTACCGCGTGCTGCACCGCACCGAATACGGCATCGAGGCGATTGATCCGAACGGGCAGTATCGGGTGGACACTTCGATCCCGGACTTCATCCTTCAGCTCGACGCCTCGAAGCGGGACCTGAGCTTCGGTGCCCGCAATGACCCGTTCCGTTCGTTCTTCTGGTCCTATGCGCGTATCGCAGACACGACGCCCTCGCGCGTGCTTGCGGCCCAGTACGACGACAAAGACGAGCTGTCGTGGTCGGTGTACCGCATGGCGTTTGACGTGTTCGGGTACTACTCGAACGTGCAGCCTTCGACGTGGGACAGCTTCGGCCCGCGGACGTGGGATGAGCTGACGTTCTCGTGGGACTCCGCGCGCGGGACGACGGGCTTCCGAAGCCTCGTCGGCGGGACCCAGGACGGCATCGTGTACCTGTTCGACGAGTCCGACACAGACGGCGGCAACGCCATCGTCATGGAAGCGAAATCGCAGGCCCTGTCCCCGTTCCCCGGGATGCGGTCTCACCTCGGCTGGATCGACATCTACGCCTCGGCGACCGATGGGGCGACGCTCGAGATCGGGTGGTCTCGAGACAACCAGGCCGCCATCGGGCTGACACGCACCGTCACGCTGACGCCCGACGTGGTGACGAACAACGTCTACCGGCGGGTGCTCATCAACAAGGTGGCGACCTTCCACACGTTGACGTTGACGCTCTCGGGCGACTCGTTCGCTGCGATTGACGCCATCGTGCCGTGGTTCATGCCCGCGAGCCGGATGAGGAGCTTCGGCTGATGCCTGAAGTGAAACACCGACCCGTCGCGTGGACGCCGCGCTCGATTCTGTCCGAGGTCGTGCGCGAGGTGAACCTGTCCCTGCGGCAGCTTGCGCAGGAGATCACGCGAAACTACCGCGACGGTTACCCGCAGGTGGATTCGACCGTCATCGTCAACACGACTCAGATCGTGTGGATTCCCCAGAAGGACTACACGGTGAACTGGATCGCGCTGCGCACATCGAGCGGCACGGCGAGCGTTACGCCCCGGATCAACTCGACGGCAATGGGCGTTACGGGCGGCACTCCGATCGCGGCCAATACGACGGCGACCCGGTACTCGGTGACGACGGACAACTTTGCGGCGGACATGTCGACGGTCGACCTGATCGTGAGTGGTTTATCGGCCGGCGCGAATCTGGCCGTCTCGCTTGGCGTGAGGGCTGAATCATGAGATTCGCACTCGTGGCTGCGCTAGTGATGCTGCCGTCCGCTGCTATGGCGCAGGGGATCGACGCGAACGGGTGGACGTTGACGAATCCGACCATTGTCGGCCCGGTCCTCGGCACTGAATCGTCTGCCCCGGCGACCCCTGCGGCGGGCAAGGTGGCTTTGTACGCGAAGAGCGGAACCCCGGGCGAGTGGTGCTCGAAGGACGACGCAGGCGTTGAGACTTGCATGAGCGCAGGTAGTGGTGGCGGAGGAGGCGCGGGCTATGCGGAAATCGCTGCTGCTGCTCTGGCTGGTTTCTAGCCTCTGGGCTGGGATCGCCGGGGCGATCGAGCTTGAGGGATCGACTGATGCGCTCGAGATCGTCACGACGACGACGGCTCCGGTCGACTACCAGATCAAGTGGGCCAATCGGACCGCCACGGCGCTCACGACGCCCGGTACGTCGGTCGGGCAGATCTCGTCGGCGACGACGACGACGGCTGTCGCGGCCCCGTCTGCGTCGAACTGGCGGCTCGTGACGCAGCTCTCCGCGCGGAACACGAGCACGACCACGGCCAACGTCGTCACGGTGCAGGTGGATCGCTCGGCGGCGAACCGGACCATCTACTCGGCCTCGCTCGCCCCGGGCGAGTCGATGGCCTACGACGGCTCGAAGTGGACACTCTACACGGCCTCGGGCATCGCCCGGGTGCAGCCGCTCACGGACTCGGGCTACAACGGCCGCGTCTACCCGTTCCAGAAGGCGGCCACCGCGAAGGATGCGGCGGGCTACTGGTACATGTACCAGAAGGACGCGGGCTTCCCGGGCGCTGCGGTGCCGGGCGCTCCGGGCGTCAACGGCTGGGACACGGACTGCTCGGTGGCGACGAACGCAGCCGACCCGGCCGGCGCTGCCCAGACGGGCGCGCATCTGCTTCAGGACCCGGCGTCGGGCAATCTCTACCTGACGCGCGTCGATCTTCAGGGCGCGATCGCCGAGACGGTCCAACTCATCGACGTGCTCTGGTACAACAGCGGCCTTGCGGTCGCCGCCGGCGCGCAGGCGATTGCGATGGGAGGCGGTGTAGGCCCTGCCCGCGACATCAACGGCACGACCGACGGCGAGGGTGTGCAGGCGGCGATCCTCGCCCTCTCAGCCCTCGGCAACGCGGCTGCGGTCGCAACGACGACCATCACCTACCGCGACAGCGAGAACAACAGCCCGAACACGGGGACCTTCTCGGCGCTGGCTGGCTGGCAGTCGCCCGCGACTCCGGTCATCGGGACGTTCATGCCGTTCCAGCTCGCGGCGGGCGACCGGGGCATCCGAGAGATCAGCTCGTTCAACTCGGGCACGACGTTCACGTCCGGGACTTTCGCCCTGATGCT